ATAGAAATCTGGGAATACCGGGGAGAACAGAAAACCCGTAGTATTTGCAAAATCAAAGAAGAAAGTGAAACGGAATGTTATAAGCGGGCAGCCAAAGCAGTAGAAAGTTACATAAAAAGTAGGAGTGAAAAACAGTGAAGAAATTTATAGTTGAAGTGGAAACATTAGGAAGAAGACAAACAAGGTTAGTTCCGGCAAGAAATGAGCATGAAGCCCGTAGTAATTGCACTACGGCAGAATCTAAGGTTATTTCATGTGTGCCGTATACCGGGCAGAAGGTAGGCTTAAGCAGCCAGGAAGAAATAACAGAAAGACTTTTCCGGGGCTGCCTGGCAGCGAATAGAAGGAAGAAAGGGGGGCGGTTAATATGACAGCGGCAACGGTTGAGAGAATGGAACACGAAAAGGCAAGAGCCGAAGAAGCTAACTTACTTCTTGAAGGGCTGGACGAAGTAACACAGAAAGCGCTTTATATCGCTACCAAAATGGTATTAGCAAAAAGAGACACAGAAGAAGGGACGAAGAAAAGTTGATATTAAAGAGAATCGCCAGCAAAACCAGGCGGCAGCAGTACAGAAAAGCGTAGAGATTACCGGAAACGGCGACGCATGGGGAACGATTACCATTAAAAGCGGCGGAGAAACAAAGGAATATTACTGGAAAGAGAAGGAAAAGGAGTAGGAGAGCATGAACAATTTTATTTCACTGTACGGGGAAGTCCTGGACTACCCACAACAGGCAAGCGTAGACAAAAAAGGAACGGAGTACTACAAGTTTAATATTGCAGTGCAGCGGGAAAGCGGAATCATTGATATTTTACCCATTGTAGTAGAAGAAGATACAGCAGCTTATAACGCCCTGGCGGATATTGACGAGAAAGGGGAAGTAGTAGGCGCGCAGCTTCTTATTACCGGAGAAATCAGAACCAGGAACATTAAGGACAAGCTGGATATTTCCGTAAGGGCGTTTTCTATCCAGGAAGACGACGATTACAAGGGAATCACGAACCAGGTAGTTATTACCGGGTTTGTATGTAAGGAAGTACCGATTAGAGAGACACCGCGCGGGCTGCTGATTGCAGACCTGTTATTAGCGGTACACAGAGAGGACGGAAGCCAGTTAAGCGATTATATCCCGTCTATCATGTGGAACGGCACAGCCACCAGGGCAACGGAAAAACTGCATGTAGGGGACTGTATCGAAGCCGTAGGGCGCTTACAGAGCCGCGAGTATATAAAAGACTTAGGGGACAGGGGAAAAGAGCCTAGAACGTGCTACGAACTGTCAGTAAACCAGTACGAATTACAGAAGAAAAAAGAAACTGCTTAACGGCAGAATACACACACCCGAAGAAAGCCAAAAAAGACAATAAAACAGCCGCTAGACTATCGGGAAATAATCTAGCGGCTTTGCCGTACATATGGTACTTACTCACATAAATAAGTATACCAAAATGTACGGCGGAAGTCAACGAAAAAGCTTATTTTTCAAGGGGTTTCCGCCCCTTTTATGGCTTGATAAAAGTATTAACGATAGGGTGGGGTAGTATATGCCGTACATCATAGAGATAGTGAAGGCTGGAAATACCATAGAGGTATCAAAGTATTATAGCAGCAGATTTAACAAGAAGGGAGTGAAGCGGGGAAAGAGGAAGCAGCTTACAACAGATGAACAGAGAGAAGTAAACAAAAGAGCAGCAGAGAAAAAACTAAGGAGATTGATAAACGAGAACTTCCAGGAAGGGGACACGCATTTAGTATTAGATTATAAGCTTAGTGAACGTCCAGCCGGAAGGAAGGCAATGAGAGCAGACGCGGACGACTTCTTACAGGAAATGCGGAAGCTGTATAAATCCCTGGGGCTGGTATTCAAATACATACACGTTATGGAAATCGGCAAGAAGGGGGCGCTACATCATCACTTAGTTATAAATACACCAGACGAAGTAAGCCAGCGGGCAATAACAAAAGCCTGGAAATGCAGAGGGCGGACACACTTTAACCCCCTGGATGATTCCGGGAACTACGCTAAGTTAGCGTCGTATCTGATAAAGCAAAGCGACGGCATGTTAAAAGACCCGGACGCTCTACAGGGCAAGCGCTGGAATAGTTCTAAGAACCTAAGAAAACCGACAATCATAAGAAAAGAACCGATAAAGGACAAGGGCTGGTACAACAGAATAGCCAGACTGCCTAAGAAGCTGGAAAAATCGTATTACCTGGACGGCGACAGCGTTAGGGAAGGTATACACGAAAAGACAGGCTACACGTTCTTTACTTATACGTTCGTAAGAATCAATCAGACATGGAAGGAAACGGAATTAGAATGGGAAAAACTTTAGGAATCGACAGAGACACCGCAAGACGCATTAAGCGGATGAGCCGCCAGGAGTTAGACGGTTATTTATCCAGGGTAACGGATAGAAGCTACGACAACGGCTACGAAGAAGGCTTAGTAAACGGTATCGCATTAGCGGGACAGGCTTTAGACGCGGTATTAAAGAAATACGAAGCAGACGGAGCATTAACAGCTTTAGCGGTAGAAGAAATTACGAAAGCCGTAGGGAAGTATATAGCAGAAACACCGGGCAGAGCGAAGCAGCAACTTAAGGAAAACACGACAACAGACCAGGAAATAAAGAACAAAGACGTATGGAACAAATGCGAAAACTGTATTTATTATGGTACCGCAGCAGACGCGCCAGAAACAGTAGAGCCGGAATGCATGTGGCAACCAAACGAAGAAAACGGTTATGATTTACCATGTGTAGAAGTAGCAACAAAGGCAGCCGAGGGAGCAGCGGAAAGGGTGTTAGAGTATGGAGCGTAGAGAAAGCGAAGCCCAGGCACAAGCCGCCGTTTTCGATTGGGCGCGCTGGGAGCAGTCACAGACCCCGGTACTTAAGGCTATGTATCATGCAGCCAACGAAGGAAAGAGAAGCGTAAGGGCTGGGGCAGACCTAAAGCGCCAGGGAATGAAGCCAGGGGTAAGCGATATATGCTTACCGTATGCAGCAGGCGGCTTTAATAACCTGTATATCGAATTAAAGGTAGGGAGCAATAAAGCGACAGAAGAACAGCTTACCTTTATCGACACAATTAACAGAATCGGCGGAAAGGCTGTTATAGTGTATGGTTCAGACGCTGCTATAGAAGTAATTAAGGCGTATCTGTGCGGAACTATCGAAAACCTGGATATTAAAAGCGATACATACCCGGCAGAAAAGGCAAAACTTACAGACCGGGTAAATGCGAAGCGGTTTATAGGATTTTGCGGGACTGATTGTAGGACTTGCGATAATATGGGCTGCTTAGGAAGAAAAGAGTAACAAAAGATAAAGAGCCTACTTCTTTGGTCGAAGGCAAGGAAAATAGTATACCACGAAGGTAACTGTAAACAATGCAGCAGCGGCAGCATTTGTTAAGACTGCTGCCGCAGAAAGGAAGGTTTAGGAATGTTTGATTTTTTTAAAAGAAAAGAAGAATGTACGGAAATGGTACAGCAACCGGAAGAAAATCTATTACGCGAATATATAAGCGTGGATAGCGTAAAAGCGCATTTAGTAGATATTCTGGAAGAAAACAGAAAATTAAAAGCACAAATTAAAGATATTACAGAACGGAAAAAAGA